AGAACTATTAAAAAGAATATACCCTTCGTAAATTTATCAACCACATTTATATTTTTAGCAATAATATTTTTAATAAGTATTATATCATTCTTTATATTTAATAAACATATTGTAGAAAATTTGGCTGCTATGCCCGACAGTAAAAAACAAACCAAGCCCGAAACTTTTGATATGCAAATACCCAATACTATGAAACCCGATAGTAAAAAACCCAAAAACTGAACCATTCAAACCTAAGATAAAACAACAATAAGCTAATAACTTTAAGAAAAATTATCTCTCATTTGCTATTATCTCTTATTTGCTATTATTTCTCATTTAAATACAAAATGAAAAATAATTGATAAAAAAAATTGAAATAGACTATTATTTAGTTATTGAAGTTTTATTCTGCTAATATGCTTACTATGTTAAATGAGTTAATATTGGTTAAAGTTGTATCAAGACCATCTAAAGTATGTAAAACTCCATATGTTGCTGATATAGAGCTTAACGATGGAACTATTGTTCAAGCTCATTGTGCTTCATTGGGTTGCTGCGGTCTATGTGAAAAAGATTGCTATGTTTATGCTTCACCTATAAAATCTAATTGTCCTCAATCCAAGTCCAAAGTTTGTTCTTATAAAATTTATTTGGCAAGCTTTAGCGAAGAAAAGGTGATTAATGGTATAATGGTTATGAATAAACAATTGATTGGAATTGACCCAAAATTAGCTGAGACGTTGGTAGAAAATGCCTTAATTAAAAATCATCTGAAAACTTTGACTAATATTAAAAGTTATAAGCGCGAAGTTAAACTTCTCAACTCGCGCTTTGATTTTGTAGGAGTAGACGAGAACGGCAAAGATTTCGTATTGGAAGTTAAAAATGTTCCTTTAGCAGATTATGCCGACGTATGTAGCAGTGATCGCAAAAAAATGATCAAGAATGGGGACTTTGATAATATTGCTATTAGTCAAAAAATTGCCTATTTTCCTGATGGCTATAGGAAAAAAAAAGGCGATGTTGTAAGTGAACGTGCCTTAAAACATATTAACGAATTAGCAGAAATTAGTCATTCAAAAATTATTAGACCTATTATTTGTTTTGTTGTTCAACGCACCGACGTTTGCAGTTTTCAAGCGTCATTATTAGACCCTATATATAAAGCTGCATTCAATGAAGCTATTAAGCACGGTGTTGAAGTTATTGTCTTGGTTGTTTCATGGAATGCTAACGGGGAAGCAAGTTTTGTAAATTGCGATTTGCCTATTAACTATTAATCAATTTTTAGATACACTAATTTACCGTTTTCTAATTTAATAGCTATATTGAGTGTCATTTTATTTAGTTTAACCATATTAATAATTTCCTTCAAACTGTCTTTAGCGCCTTTGCTTTGAAATGACATATTAATATCAGAACACCAATTATATCCTTTAGTTCCATTTTCATTGGTTAATTTAAAATTATGTGCTGTAGTTTGTAAAATTAGTTGAGTTGGCATTGTTTTCCAAATATCAATTAATATACGTCTATATGTTGTTGACGTAGAAACAGTATCTGTTTGTGATTCAACAAGACATTCTTCAATCTTAGAGCCGCTAATATCTGACATATTTAGTTCGTTTTCTGTAAGATATTTCTTTTTAGGTGTAAGTACAAGATTTCCATTAATAATTTCTTGAATATAATTCTCAATATTATTAATAATAATTTGTTCTGTCATTTTAGCTTTTTTGGGTCTTAATCTTAATAAAATATTTAACTATCTTATTTATATCAATTTTATTCTTATAAATAAGAATATTATTATTTGCTTAGTAAAAAAATAAATGGTACTGCACATACCATTGCTAATAGAGGAATAGCAAACATACTACCAGAACTGCTTTTTTGTTTCATCTCTATAGTTGGTGTTTGTTCTTCTTCTGCTTCTTCTGCTTCTTCTTCTCTTTGTTCTCGGTCTGGTCTTTTTACTCCTCTTTCTTCTGATCTTTGTACTGCTGTGTGATCCTGTATTGGTGCTTGTGTTGGTGCTTGCGCTTGTGCTGATGCTTGTGTTGGTGCTTGTCCTTCTGCTCTTTGTGCTGATGCTGATGCTGGTGCTTCTGCTCTTTGTGCTGATGCTTGTGTTAATGCTGATGCTTGATCTTGTGCTGATGCTGATGCTTCTGCTCTTTGTGCTGATGCTTGTGTTGATGCTCTTTGTGCTGATGCTGATGCTGATGATTGTCCTTCTGTTCGTTGTGCTGATGCTGATGCTTTATCTTGTGCTGATGCTTTATCTTGTGCTGATGCTTTATCTTGTGCTGATGCTTGATCTTGTGCTTGTGCCGATGCTTGTCTTGGTGCTTGTTCTTCATCATGTGTTTCACTTTCTTGGTCTTCTAAAAGTCTCTCAAACTCTTTCAGTAAATTAGGTTCTTTTTTTTCTTTTGGTGAGCTAAAATCTGTAACAAGAATAAATGTTATATTAAAAACGTTACAATTTTCTCTAAGACTATGTTCCTTATTATCATCAAACAAGAATATTTTAAAGTTGCTTATTTGTAATTTATTTAATGTATTTAATACATTATAATCATTCATTTTCTGTAAACTTGCCGCATATATGGCATATGGTTTTAAACCTTTTGTATGAATAGTTTGACCATTTAAATCTAATTCGTCCATTTCCTTACCTTTAAATAATGCTTTAAATAATGCTTTGGCGTTTTCATAGACTGTTTTAATAATTTCTGAGTTCATAAAATAAAAATATTGTGAGTTATTAAAAATTTCGTGATCTTCAGTATTAAAATATGTATTAACAAAGTCTTCTTTTTTATATGTACTTGCTGTTACAATCCAAACATAGTTTTCACTTTCAATAACTTTTTTCATTTTTGCTATAATAGCTGTTCTAAACTCTACAGATTGTGAATCTTTGGAAAATGTTACTTTATGTTTATATTGTCTATATAATGTATTATCAATATCAAAAGCATATATATACTTTGTTACTTTAACAAAAGGAGAAGAGGCAGGTCGTGTTTCTTTTAATGTTATTGATACAGGATAATGGTCTGATGCTGGAAATAAAGCTGTTGCTGCTTCTGGTATATAATTGGAATTGATTATAGTTAAAGAATCATTAACTAAAATATAATCTCCATAAGAAACTTGTTTGTCATCTTTTCCTTGCTTACAACATGTAAGAGGAGGTTGTACATCTGTTTTTACTACTAAGTCTTTTAATTTGTCTATATTGTCTATATTTGGATTACTGAATGGCTTTAACTCTTTCCAATAATTTAATCCTTTATCATTAAAATCACCAGCAACAATTACATTATATTTATCACACATCCAATTAATTGGATAATAATTTTTCTTTTTATTTGCATCCCTAAAATAAACATCGCTAATTGTTATAAAATTATAATAGTTTTCTGATAATTGCTTTTGTAACTCATCAATAGGTAGCTCTTTTGCATTATGTAAATTAATGAATATGTAAGGCTCTTTACTTCTTTTGTTTTGTAAATATATAATATGATAAGGACGTCCTTTTTTATCGTCTTTTGAAAAAGTTCCAATATTAACAGCAATAGCAATATATTTTTCTTTATTATAAAATGTAACTAAGTTAGAAGAGCCTATTGTATGGTGAACACAGCCCATTATTTTTAATCTATTAGAGGCTTTACGAATTTCATCCCATTTTGCGGCTTCTTGTATAGCAATAAAATCATATTCAATAGCAAGCTCATCAATTAACTTTATAACATTATTTGCACACGTATTTAAATGTTTTTTATCAGTTGGTTGTGTTTCTAAACAAGTTTTTCCTAACAGATTTGCTGTACCATTTTCTGCAATACCTATCATAGCCTGCCAACATATATTCCAACTTAGAACATTTATTGTATTATTTCCTCCAAATTGTTCTAACTTTTTAATATTTTTATTTCTATTTTTTAAAGTATTTTTATTTTTTAAAGTATTTTTTTTACTTATTTTACTCATTCATAACATATATATTTGTTATATATAAAATTATTAAAATTTAACATATAATGAATATACAGTTTTGCTATTAAAAATAATAATAATATTGAGAAAAAAATATTGTTACAAATAAATAGTTTTCAATTTTAAAAATATATTAAAAATATTTAAAAAAATTACTTGTTAATATAATAAATATAATAATATTGCGAAATAAAAATGTATACTCTTTTATTATTAGCTCTGACTCATAGATTGCCTCCGCTAAATAATGTTTATAAGGGATCATTTTATATTCCATTTATAGGTAATCAAAATATAGAATTTGAGAGATTAAAAGTAAATACTTCACAAGTTAGGTTACATGGACTCATAAATTGTAACGGTTATATTTATAATAATGCTATTAATGATAATATTAATGATAATAATATTAATAATATTAATGATAATATTAATGATAATATTAATAATATTAATAATGCTATTAATAAACCCAAAGATGAAACTGCTATGAATTATGAGTTAGATAATTTGCTTAAAAGTATTATTCACAAGTATACATGTACAATCGAGGCTCCATATTATAATGCTTGTAATGATACAATTTTATTTGTATTAAAAATAAAACTACTTGGCTTAATAAAAACCATTAAATTGTTTAATACTAAGTAATAAAATTCGTTATTTTATTATAATAATTATAATAACTATGAACTATTATGTGTGCAATTATTGGAGCAACATACCATAATTCACCAAAAATGCTATTTAGTTTACTATCCAAATTTGCATTTAAAAAAGGTATAGCAATTAAGCTTGTTCCGATTCCTATAAAAAATTGTTGTATAACTCTCAATTTCCGTTTATAAATATTAAAATAATGTCTTGGAGTATGATATAGCGTCAAATAACATTTACTTAGTGGTGGACATTTAAGCCATGCTAAGTGAAATAGCGAACTGAACGAATATTTATAAAGTTTGTTTTTTATATTAAAGTCATCAGCAATATGATAAATAGAAAAAAAAATTAATAGCATTTTTCGTTGAATAAACGAACAATAATATATACATAATCCACTTAAAAAATTGCTTGCTAATGTCGCATATGGGCTAACAATTAGGCTGGTTGAACCTTGGACAAATGTTGGAATTAATAGCGGGTATTTTATTAACATTATTATTAGTAATATTATATTATTAATAATAGTATTCTACATATTAATAATATTAGTGGGCTACAATAACATTAAAATAACTTAAAGACAAGTCGCAAAACTATAATTTGCATAACATATCGGCATTGTCCGCAAGAAACTTGTCCACAAGTTCATCAGGCAATTCTCTAAAATCCACTAACTTTTTATTTAGCTCATATTTTTCATAAGCATTTTCCTTTTTAAGTGCTTCTAAAAACAATTCATTATTTTCATAATATTTCTCACAAGTTTTTGGTCCGCATTTCTTAAAAATGGGATTAATATTGTCGGATTTATCACCTAATACAATTTTATAAAACAGATTTTTTTGCGGTTCGCTAAATACTTTGCTGCCTTCTTTCAAAGATTTGTTTTGAAAATTTACAATTTCGGTATGCTCATCTAAAAGTTGTAAATAATCGTGGTCATTTGCTATAATATATATTTGCGCAGTTGGATACTTATTGCGAATATAATTCTTAGTAAGTGCAATAATATCATCAGCTTCCAAATTAGGAAACTGGACTACGCTATTTACACCCGCTTCATATAAAAGTTTATTGGCATCTTGATAAATATGCTTGAAAAACGAGCCTCCGCCAAATTCGTCGCCCTTATCACGTGTACCTTTGTAATCCGAATACAGTGTATTCCTCCAAATGTCTTTACGAGGACAATCACGCGCGGCAATTATTGTTGCCGTTTTTTTATGTATTTTTTGCTTCTTTTTAAAGCTGGCTAACGATTCACTAAATGTTTTCATAAACTTTTCTACAAACTCTTCATTTTCGTATGGATTTGTTAAAGGTGTTTCTGGATTTGAATGACCCCACCACTGTATAATGGCGAAATATCTATAAAATATCCAATAACTTGTATCTACTAATACAAAAATCTTTGATTCTTGTGCTTGTGCTTGCGCTTGCTCCTTCTTTAGTTCCTTAGCCATAATATATATAATTATAATGAAGTATTTATATTGTTGATGTATATTATCAATTTTTTTTATATATTTTAATTTCATTAAGTTCATTATTAAAATTGAAAGCAACTTATATAAATTTTTAACAATTATTTTAACAGTTATTAATCTTAATAAAATAGCTATTAAGATTAATTAAGATTAATTAAGATTAATTAATGGCTACAAATAATACAATTAAAAGCGGAATTCTTATTGCTTGTAATGTTATTAATGTTATTTATCACGTACCACAAATTATAAAAACTTATCGCACAAAATCGGTTTCAGATTTTGACTCCTATTATTTGTTCTTGGGTAATCTTCATAGTTTATGTTGGGTAGTCTATAGTATTATGGATAATAATTATTTAATGATATTTAATAGTTGCGTTACAATGTTTTCGATTTCTTTTGTTAGTTATTATAAAGTACATTCTTATATTAGTGATCATTATAAGTCTAAAACTACATATACTACAAGTACTAACAAAGATGTCGTTACTTGTACTATTGATATTGAGGCAAATAGTACATTAAAATAGTATATGTATTATTCTTTTACATAACTGCTATTGCATAGTTTTTTTATTATTTTTTCTTCATTGTGTTCTTTGCTATTTGCTATAGCCACAAGTGTATGCGTATAATAATTTTGTTTATATTCATTATTTTGAAAATCTGGATTTTCTTTAGTCCATTTACTTAATGCGCAAAATTGCTTTGTTGATACATCTTTTATTGCTTTCCTGATTTTTTCTTTATTAATATCTCTCTCCCAATTGTCATCGTCTTTAATATATAGTGATTCACGTTTTAAGTCGGTGCAATGTATTGGTCGCTGATATAATCCTAATTTACTCATATTTTCAATTATTACATTACTTAAACCATTTACAAGCCCATTTTGCTTCGTATAATCTAGTTGTTGTAAGCTTACTTGAATAGATTTTATAAAATCACTCATATTTATAGCGTCTTTACATCGCTCATTTAGAAAGACCTGAATATTAAATTTGTTATTATTATTGTTATTTGTTATAAAATTGTTATTTCCTAATTTCGGCAACATTTCACTTATTTGATTTTGTTGCCTCATCATTTGATCTTGTTGCTTTATAATAATCTCTCTCATGTCTTTGTTATCATTCAGTAAATTAATGATCAAGTCATTTGTTAGAGCAAGCTCATTATTTGAACCGTTCACTACCTTTGCGTTTTGCAAAGAATTACATTTTTTTTTATGAGCATAAAGCCCTTGTCTGCTTTTATACTTTTTTCCACAATTACAAATGATTTCTGCTAAAAGTTCGGATTTTTTCACACTAGCTGTCAACAAAATGTCAACGTTTGTATTGTTTTTATGTTTTACTGTAGCAATATGTTTGTTATAATCTTTTTTATCACACGTAGTATAGTTACAATTTATACATACAAATTCTGAGCGGATTTTTGCGGATTTTTTTGTAAACATTTGTCAATAATAATTTAATAGCTATATATTTAATATATATTTTATATAATTTTTCCGGATTTTTCCGGATTTTTTGTAAACAAATGTAAAATTTATGTCAACAGTTTAATGAAGAAAATATGCAATATATCACATTTTAGCATAATTCTTCATTAAATTAGAAGATTTTGCGCGCTTTTTCGCGCTTTTTTGTGTTTTTTTGCGTTTTTTATTTAAAGTTTTATGAGCATATATGATGCCGATAAAAATCCGGATTTTTGCGGATAATTCCGGACAATCTTGTCAACAAATGTCAACAGCCATTTTTTCAGAAAAGGCGAAAAAAATTTATGGTAAGGCGTTTTTTGCTGTTAAAAATTAAGTATTCATCCCTTAAAGGTCATATTTTAAAAAACAAGAACATATTTTTTCATTTTTCCTATAAAGGTTTAAGGTTCTTAAAATTGGACATTTATAAATGTCCATTTTCCAAAAAAATTATGAAATTATATTCTGAAATTTTTGCACACAATTTTTATAATAAAAAGTTTAGACCATTTATCATAAGAAATTTGAAAAGAGGGATTTTAGCCTTTTATATGCCCTTAGCCCCCCATAAGTTAAATACTTATTAGTTCATTGAATCTGTTGAGGTCTTTTATAACCTTTGTCATAGTTACATTAGCATCCTTTGATAGTCGCTTTATAAAGCTATGTGTTGTATGTAAGCTTAGAATAAGCCTATTAAATTCTTGTGTAAAATTCAAATTATATTTATAAAATAATTCACCTAAGTTGTTTACCAATGCTTGGTTTGATATTTCATGCTTACTATACAATTCTAAACATTTTATAGTTTCATCACATAATTCCTGTTTCATTGTGCTATTAAATCTGTTAAGTATGTTTTTTTCTTCTATAAAATTATTAATTACAAGTTCAAGATTAGTATAGTCATGATTATAAAACATATTGTTAAAAAATATGTAATATGCATTTTGACTTTCCTTATTAGGAAATGTACATATACCGAAATCAATTAATCCCAACATATATTTTGGAGTGTTATTATTGTTATTATCATTGTTTATGTAGAAAAAGATGTTACCACAATGTAAATCACAATGAACAACAGAATGGTATAAAATTCCCAATATGTTAAACTTATTTATTAAGTAAGCAAATTCTTCTTTGATCGCGTTGTCAAGGTGTTGAATATCATTAAATTTTAATCCATTTATATTTTCCATCACTAATAATTCATTATATTTTTCAGTAATCTCTCTATAAACTTTTGGAAACCTGTATTCTTTATTGTTTTTATATTTCTTAGTAAAGAGTTCTATAGCATTAACCTCTTTAATAAAATTCATTTGATTTAATAAAATCTCTCTATTGTCTAAAAGTAATTTTGTTATTTTGAGATATTTAATATATGGGATATATTTACACACATATGATACATATAACAATTCATCAAATGCATTAGTAAATTTCATTAAAATATTTTTCTTTAACATTTTAACAATTACTTTATTATTAGAACAATCAAATGCGTCGAAAGCCACGCCTATTATGCCGCTATTTATAGGTATGCTATTTGTTAATGTTATGGAATAATCACGTGCTAACTTATCAAGTAAGTCATAATTAATATCATTAATTGAATATGGAACATTATCAGTATATTTCAGTAAAAACTCTTGCTCATTAGGATATAATAAATCTTTATTCAAGCATAATGCTTGAAATATTTTTACATACACTATATTTTCATATTCTAATCTGTTAGATATGTTTTTAATTAATTCTAATCTATTGGTCGGTTCCTTTGCAAATTTTAATATAGCAAATTTTAAATACTCATAACTAATAATTCCTACAATTTTTGTAATTCTTAGACAAATACATAATGTATGAAAAAACATCATATTTAATAGTTTATTAGTATAATAAATTATTAAGTATTTATATGTAATAATTAACTAATTAACTAATTAACTAATTAACTAATTAACTAATTAACTAATTAACTAATAATTTTTATGAATTAAGATTAAGATTGTCAATATATAATTTAACGTTATAAAACATCTTTTTAAACATTAATCCTATAAGATTATTCATATAAATAGGCAAATCATCTGTCATTGTTATTTGAAAATCTATTGAAAATTTCAAAGTTATAAATTTCTCATCGCTTGTTGGTGATGAAACTTCATCAACTGAAGAAATATGTATTTTTCCAAAATTATATGTTAGAGGTTCATAGTCAATATTATTTAAATTTATAGAGTGTAAATAATCATCTATTAAATGTTTATGTTCGTATATTAAATCCTTATTATAATAGGTAATACTATTATTTAACTTATTTAAATAACGAGTCGCTCTAAAGATAATATATTTTTGCTTAATACCAACCTCTTTTGCTACTTGCTTAACCAATATACATATGTCCGTTTCGTGTGCGTTTAATGTCTTTAAAATATAAATTCTCTCAATTAACTCTGTATTTACCTGTTCAAGTAATTCATATATTTGCGTTGTTAAAAGTAATTCTGTATTTACCTTTTGCGTACTCAAGTTATTTAACTCAAATTGTAAATTGTATACTTTATTAATACTTAAAGGGATCCTTATTTCGCTTAATAATATATTTCCTTTATTACATACTAATTTAGGTTGAAATTGATTTTCCTCACTATATTTCATAATAATTTAATTAATAATTATATGTTTAAATATAATATTAGCTTTAATTATATACTTAAATGATTTAAGAATTATAATATAATATATTTAATTAAAATTATATTATAACAATATGGTGCTAATGTATACTATTGCTGTGACTAAAGATAGAACAACGATTTATATGAAAGTACCATATGATTGCTTGTCATATAAGCAAAAGTTACATAGAGGAATTCTCAAATTTCCAAGAGCAAATATAGCGAGTTCAGTTGTTAATAATAATGAAGTAAAAGTGTAATAAAAGTTTAATAATTCTATACTTTTAAGTGTGCAACTAAATTAACTAATGATGCGTTTTTTGGAATTAACTCTTGTGCCTTTACTTTTTTTGTTCGCAGTTTATGTATAAACCAAGTATGTGGATTATTCATTGTAGGGTCTATTTTTAAGTTTATTGAAATAACTTGCGACCTACAATGATTTGAGCAACATAAACAATCAAAGCCGAAATATAGCGTTGAAAAATCAGAAATCGTTTTATCACAAAAATCACAAATGAATACCATAATATATTTATTTATTATTTACAAATAAATAAATGTATTATTTATTAGATTATTAGATATCCAAACTTACAATATTTTTATCACTTTTTTGCTTGCGTTTAGATTTAGTTGGAATTTTACCGCTCATTAAATCTTTTAAATCTTCGACGCTGATTGTGCTTGCTTCATTATTTTTATTTTCATTTACATCTATTTGCTTGGTTTTTAATCCGCTTAATAACGAAGCAATATTCTGGTTAGATTGCGGAATTACAGACGGACCTTTCATTTCTGGGCGTTTTATTCGTTCTTCATCATATGGATTACCTTCATTAGAGCCTAAATTATAACCACGCGCCGACATAATATCAGGGCGATTTACTATATTAGGCATTCGTTGGCTGCGATCGGGTAATTTAGATTCAATAGGTGGAGGAGGAGGACCAGAATTTACATTGGGAGGCATCGAAGAACCAAATCCAGGATTGGAGCCGTTTCCATTATTAAACAGTCCATTCATAAAACCGCCAAATCCGGGGTTAGTTTGCCCCATTGTATTAACAGCTGCTTGAGTAAATTGTTTCATCAATTCTGGATTTTGACGCATTATATCATCCATTCCGGGCATAGAAGATTTGAATAATGTATTTGACATATGAACCATCAAAGCCGAGCCACCTAACTGAAATAATAATTTTAACTCAGGAGACATTTTAGCTTTTGATTTATATTTTTCGTGTAATTCAGCAAAAATGTCGTCATATTCGTCAATATTTTCGTTTATTTGCTCACCCCAGCCGTCTAATTTAATATCAAAAGGATCGAATTTATTATTTAAAAATTCTAAACCGGTAATACAGGCCATCATCATTTTTCCTTGAAACTTAATAGCATTGGATTTTTCTTTTTCCGCAATAATAGTCTCATATTCACCAATCATTTCATTTAAATCCGAGTCCATATTATAGCGCTTACTTAACGAAACTCCTTTCTTTTCTAAATCATCGAGCTTTCGTAAATATTTGAATTTCTCTTTTAATTCCTCTTCTTTTGTTAATTCCGGTTTTTGCTGTGTTTTATCCAAATTAACAGGAATATTGTTAAATTTACCGAAGCCATCCCATGTTTTATTTTCATTCATATTTGCCGTAGATTTTCCAAGGTTTATATTATCAGGATCATTGTTGTTTGTAACAGGTTTAACATTAGCACCATCATTTTTTGAACTGCCAAAAATATCACCAAAAATAGATTTTTTATGGGCACTTCCAGTGTCTTGCTTATATTTAATTTCTTTATTTGTGCTGCTATTTTCAGAGCTATTTATATTATCATTTCTAATATTATCATTTTGTATGCTTGATGAATTAAAGTTTGTATTATCGGCGAGCTCATTCAATTCGTTTTCTAAGTTTGTAATATCTTCTATATCAATAGAAGACGAGAATTTTTTATCAGCCTTATTTTTTTCATTCATTAATAACTCTATACCGCCTCCAAAATTAGAGGATCGTTTATTTGAAACAATTTCTTCACTATGTCCATCATCAAAGGAATCATTAATTTTAAATTCAGGTAATTTAATATCTTCTATATTTAAAAAATCCGGTTCTATTTCAACAATATTCATATAATCTATTATGTTTTAAATAGAAGATTAATTTTTAAATACTCCGCATTATATATTATATAATTTTAGACACATTATATATTATATAATTTTAGATACATTATATGCTATCTTGTTTATTATCCAAATAATAAATTCCTTGAAGCAAACAATCAGATAAATCATCTTTCTTCGAATGTTTGATAAAATAATTGAGGTCATTTAACATATTTTTATTTTCCAATAATTGTTTTGTATATACAATGCTGAGTTTTTTTCTTTCGTTGTATGAAATCTTTTTATCTTTATCTTTATCTTTATCTTTATCTTTATCTTTATCTTTATCTTTATTTAAAAAAGCTTTTAATTTATTTGTTGCAGAAATAAATATTATGTTATGATTATTACAATCAATAAAATATTGAGCTACCATTCCTTGTATTGACTTCATTCTGTTAGCAATAGGACTTATTTGATTCTCGATTATAATTTGGTCTATGCTTGTGAGGTCGTAGTTATTAAATAGCTCATTGAGTTCATTTTTAAGACTTATACCCAAATCAATGAGATTTACATTATTAGCATTTACATTTTCAATAGCCTCAAAACACGTGGTTTTCAAATAATCTTCCAAGCAACTTATTAAACTTGTTTTATTGATAGGTTTTTCAAGTTTTAAATCGCATTTTTCAACCAAAGCTGAGAGATTTGCTATTGATTGTTTATGTAAAGTTTTTATATTACATATAGGTAAGGTGTATTCCGTTTTTTTAGTGTGATTTTTACAATAAAAATGGTCGTTTTTATGAAAACAAGCTTGTTTTGAGCATGTATTAGCAGAGCAAGCAATAAACTTATTACAGAGGTTTATAACGTCCCATTTAATTATTGTAAACTCTTGTGTTCCATTAACAATGCTATTTTTATCTAAATTAACAACCTCCAAAATAACATAAGCCAAATTTTTAATACCAATATCAATACTTAAAATTTTCATACTAATATTGCTATTATATTGCTATTATATTAATATTGCTATTATATTAATATAAATTAGTGCGTTTAGTTTGAAATTACTAATACTTATATAATTTGTTGCTAATTCTTTATATTGTTTCTAAATAATATTTCAACGTAAAGCAGCTATGCACATAGAATAATGAACCCGATTTAAATAATAGATAAATAAAGCATATAAGAAAGATATTAAATATGCTCCTATTAGATATGATGATTTTTGGTTATAAATAAAAAATCCAGCCATTGCTCCGACAAAACTTAGAACAGCTAATCCTAGACCTAATAATCCAACAATATAAAATAACAAACAAAAATCTTTGCTTAAAGGCGCCATCAAACTATCTAAAAAATTCATTTTATAATAATATATTATTTTAATATATTATTTTAATATTATTATATTATTTTAATAATATAATAATGTTGTATAAATAATGTTATATATATTATAATTTTTATTTATATTGTTATTTTTTATTATATTATAATTGTATTTGTATTAGCGTAATGTAACAATACATATAGAATAATATATTCTTAATGTGTAATACATTAAGATGTTACTTAAGAAACTCATTAAATATGCTCCCATTGCGTAGGCTGACTTCTTTTGAAATAATCCACCAATCAAACCACCAAGAGCTAATATTGCTAAAAATAAATTCAATAATCCTATGTAATAAAAAAACGCGCAATGAGCTTTGCTTAAGGGAGACATCAAATTATCAAAAAAATCCATTTTATAATAATAATATAATATAATATTTTATAATTATAAAAAAAATCTTAAATAAAGAAAAATACTTAAATAAAACAATTAAAGAAAACAATTAAAGAAAACAATTAAAGAAAACAATTAAAGAAAACAATTAAAGAAAAACAATTAAAGAAAAACAATTAATTAGGGTTTATAATATATTTTGTAACATGCTTTTGAGAGTCCAGTTTTTGCCTAGATAAGTACAATTCTTTTAAATCACTTGTTTCATAACCGTATGGTCTAATATTTGATAATGTATTATCAAATATATATGGAGTATGCTTATTTATTGCTAAATTAGTTTTGTTATAATATGGACATACACTACATTCATTGCATGAATTAAGCTGATTATTACTTATAATAGATTCAGCATTAATTTGTAAATAATGCCTATAGTCGCTGTTATTTTTAATATTATTATTTCGTTTAAGCATTTCATCATTTAAAACGGACGAATAATAATTGCTAAATAATCTTGAGTCGTCCATTAATGGAGGAAAATTCATATTAATATTATTTGAACCAGCTGCACACGAACCATAATTCATATTTTTATTATATATTTATTTAATATATTTATTTAATAATATATTTATTGTTAAAATAAATATATTATTATTAAGAGATGCTGATTAAGACTTTTGTAAAATTTTAATTAGATCAGCCTTTTTCATTTTTTGTGCACTTTCATTATCAAGTAAATTTCTCGTTACAGCTATTGTTTTTAGGTCATCAACTTTCATTTTTGAATAATTTTTCTTAGTTACATTAGTTTCTGTTGTGTCATTTTCTAATGCCTCATTTTCTAAATTATTTAAATTAATAATTTTTGAATCGGTCTTTAAATCAATATTAAACGTGTCTAAATTTATTGGCAGATTTTTAATGAAAGTTTCATCATCAGTATTTGAAAAAGTAGGTTTAGCTAGATCAATTTCTTCAAAATCTCCTAAATCTCTAATATTTTTTTCTAATTCATCTTTAGTAATAGGTAATAGTTCAACACTATTAGAGTCTATATTGTCATCATTTGTTTCTTTGATGTGTTTTTCATCATCATCATCATCATCTTCCTCATCATCATCATCATCATCTTCCTCATCTTCGTCGTCATCATCATCATCTTCGTCATCGTCATCATCATCTTCGTCGTCATCATCATCATCGTGATTAGAACGATTTTTATCTAAATCATTAGTTGCTATATATTCATTAATAGAGCTTTTAACTTCACAGCAATCATCATCATCATCAGTACATTCGTCTTCTGATACATATATTTTTTCACCTAAATTAATTTTCTTAATTGGTTCGGTGTCAGTGCTTTCAAATTTATTTTTATAAATATACATAGAATTTATGTTTTGCATTTGAATATTGTAATTCATAATAAAATTTTGTAATATTTTTCCATGCTCAATCATGCTTCGCTCTAATAAATTTAATCTGCGGTAACTATATAACATCATTGACCCACATACTAATAATATAATGCCAAATGTTAATAAAAAACTCGAACCTACGAATTTAAATAAGAATGACATTTATTATTATTTAACTATATTATTTTAAGTATTGTTTAACGAATAATTATTATTTATTTCATATTTGTTATAATTGTTTCAGGATATTCTAAATCTTTAAGAACCTTTAAAGCCCCTTTAACATTAGAAATACCTTTCTTAATTTTATAAGTATATTCGAAATCGTCGCCTATTGTATTTGTCTTAACTTTCATATAAAAATTGTTATTTTGCTTACTTAGTTTTTTGCATAATTTATTATAATGTGTTGTTAGCATATAATCTATATTTTTCAATTTATTTAAATGATTTAAATAACCATAACCACTGCTAATTGCCTCTTCTGGATTGGTTCCACTATAAAGCTCGTCAAATACACAGAAATGGGTTTTGTCTTTATTATTCTCAATAAGTTCTAAAATATTCTTACACTGTCGTGCTTCAGCTTGATAAAGACTGTCGCGTCCGCCTGTATCAGGAATATTAATATAGCAATGAATATAGTCATATACTTTGATTGAGGCATTGTTGAAAAATCCACATCCTATTTGTTGGCATAATATAATATTAAATAATGTTGATTTCAATAATGTGGTTTTCCCTGAGGCATTTGGTCCTGTAATAATTATATTTTTATCTAATTTATATGAATTTTTAACGATTTTATGTTTGGTTGTATTAGTTGTTTCAATTGTATTACTTGTTTCAATTGTATTCAAATTAGCAAAATAAGAATTGTCAAAATATGTGGGATTTGTATTATTATAACTGCAATAATTCATAACTTTAGTAGTAATAAAGCCTTGTATTGTTTCGATGTTTTTTAAATAACCATTAAATCCAAATGAAAAATATAAACTGCTAATAAAGTTATCGCTTTTATTTAAAGAATAGAAACATTTCATTAACTGGCCAAGTTCAATGGTTTTATACAGAGTTAAAGAATATGGAGTTAGTTTTCTCAATTCCGCCAAATAAGTTTTAAATATTGCTATATTAGAAACTATTTGATCATTAAATAGTTTAAAGTGAGTTAAATTTTTAGAAAAATTTAAATAATGCTCATATTTCTTCAGTGACTCTATAATATAATATTTCAGATCAAATAACGTTTTATGAATATATTTAATATTATAATAATATTTGATACATCCGTTTACATTTAAGTATACTTGAAAAATATAAAATCCAAAACTAAAAAGTATATACATCTTATTTGATAAATTAGCTTCACTTAAAGAAGTGAATAATTGACCTATAACATGATTAGCAAAAACTTGCTTTAAATGATTAAAATATAGTTCAAACGTAACATTATGACCTTGTAATTTAATTATAAAAAAAGGCAATATTAAAAATAAAATGGGAATTAATAATGAAATAAGAGGGGTTGAGAGATTATAAACACTAAGTGCTTGTAACACAATGCTATTAGTATTGAATTTATTTAATAGTGGAATATCAATATACTGATATTTATTTATAAATCCACCATCATATATAAT